TCCCCCCAATTCCACAAACACCTATTGGTGAAGAGTTCTCTTGGCGTGATTGGTTTAGAAATCTTGGTAACTACATTTCTGTTGCACAGACTGGTGGATCACCTTGGACTATTATTCAAGGTGGTACTGGTTCGTCAACTGCTGTAGGTGCTAGGTCTAACCTTGGTATTGGTACGTTAGGTACACAGAATGCTAATAACGTAGCTATTACTGGTGGTACTATTTCAGGTATTAACATTCCTTATACAGATATTACTGGCCTTGCTACTGTAGCTCATACTGGTTCTTATGCCGATATTACAGGATTATCTACTGTAGCTCATACTGGAGTTTACTCTGATTTAACTGGTAAACCTACACTAGGAACAATGGCTGCACAGAACGTAGGTATCAATGCCACGATTACTACAGCTAAACTAACTACACTAGGTACTAATGGAAGTATGACATTTACCAATGGTATTCTAACATCGCAGACACAAGCAACATGAAAACTTCAGATAAAGGCATTGAACAGATTAAAAGCTTTGAAGGCTTTCGTAGTATACCTTACTTAGATACAGCTGGTAAATGGACTGTTGGGTATGGACACCTGATGGTGTCTGGAGATGGATTGGTACAAGGTAGTCCAATCACTATGGGACAAGCAACTACCCTACTTACGCAGGACGTTGGGACAGCTGAGCGTTGTATAAATGATACAGGTATTGATGTAACTCAAAATGAGTTTGATGCGTTAGTGTCGTTTACATACAACTTAGGTGTTGGTTCTTTACAACGGTCTACGTTGCTTAAACTTATTAAAGCTGGCAACAAGCCAGCAGCAGCTCTTGAGTTTCCTAAGTGGAGTCTGGTAGCTGGTGGTCACAGTGACAGCATATTAAAACGTAGGTTAAAAGAACAAGCTTGTTTTAAAGATGGAGTATACGTAAAATGAATTGGTTAATGCAGATTGCTCCTACCATTGCTACATGCCTTGGTGGGCCCCTTGCAGGACTGGCTACAGCAGCTTTATCTAAGTTATTTGGTGTGTCAGGTGATCAAGTACAGTCAATGATTAACGATAACAAATTATCGGCTGATCAAATCGCTCTTGTACAACAAGAAGAGATTAAGTTTAAAGAGCAGACACAAGCACTTGGTCTTAACTTTGAGCAATTGGCTGTTGAAGATCGCAAGTCAGCTAGAGACATGCAGACTGAAACAAAGTCTATGGTTCCAGCTGTTCTGTCATATGGGATTACTATGGGATTTTTTGGGATCTTATTTTCTATTATGATGGGTTATGCACAAGACAATAACCAACCACTGTTGATTATGCTTGGTTCTCTTGGAACTGCTTGGGTTAGCGTTGTAGCCTTTTGGTTTGGATCTACCAATGGTAGCCAGAAGAAAGACCAGATGCTGTATAACTCAACTCCAAATCAATAGTCAAGACGGCTAGAGGGTATCAAGAACATAGGGATTTTCCGTCTTTCTAACTATGGTATCAACGAATTGGCAGGCGTAGCTTGTACCCCCTCATCCATTACATGCAATAAAAAAGCCACCCTTATGAGGTGGCTTCTTCATTTCTACTTCTTGGTTTCTTCGTGTTGGTTAGTACCACGAATGACTTCACAAGGATAACTGTCTTCCGTCTTTTTAGCTTTAAAGATCTGATCCCAATTGTTGTCAAACGTCTCTTGGTTTTGCGGGGCAATAGGCTTGTCGCCTTTGCCACCGTCATGTCTACTTCTACGCATTACTTCTCCGTCATAAATATTACTCTAATAAAGATTAGATGGAAGATAACAATGGTGTACATTTTATGATCTTCGTCATAGTCATCAATGTATTCAAAGCCTGCTACCAGGCCTCGAATAAAGTCAAATGATATCTCACACATATTCACAAGCTCCATTTACACAAGCTAATTCATGGTGATTGATTGTAGAGTCATCTTCTTCGAATGCATTGAACTCTTCCCAACTAATCTCTGGGAACGAGGCTTTAGCAGCTTCGTAGACTTCTTTGGTACAATCTTGATATGGTGCTTGTTGATAAGAGTGATCATTGAATGGTAGGAAACTGACCCCCCCTACATCATCAAAGTTCTTGTAAACCCATGCACCGACTTCCATCCACTCTTCTTCACGTACATATACTGTAATAGATGGATTGTGTTCACACCAGTATTGTTTGAATTTGAGGTAATGTTCAAGCTGTTCTACAGCTGACCATTGCTTACGTAAGACTGATCCTTCAGGAGCTTTTTGTGGGAATGAGAAGACAAGATTACTGTCATTCATTACATCAACTTCTACTGGTACACCCTTCTCTTTAAGGAAGATAGCAAGTGGATCTTTTATATCGGCACGTACAGTGCGAATGTAATAATCACTATGTCTAGGATGAATACCACTAGCCGAGTCAACCAACTGACTAACTGTACCGCTAGGCTTAACAGTAGTAATAGCAGCAGACTGTGGAATGCCAAGTTTAGCGGCCCACTCTTTGTTAGTCTCAACACAAACATCTTTAAGGTATCTAAGAACGAAGTCATTTACTTGCTTCCCAAACATGTTATTGTCGAGGATTCCTGTGAGGCTAACCCCAAGGAGCCGTTCTTCTTCTGCGTTTCTTTGCCAGACTTTGCGAATGTACTTGAAATCGGTGAGAGTCGACTGAAAAGTCCCAAGGATTGTAGCAATGCGAACCTTTCTAGATACGTCTTCGATAGTGTCGCTTGCTCGTATAACAGCCTCAGTAAGGTTGCAGAATCCGCATGGTCTGAGAATGATTTCACCGCAAGGGTTTGTTCCAAATTCGTAATCAGCTTCTCTGCGTCCTGTAGCTGCAGCTTGCAGTTGTGCAGATACTCGGTTAAAGATGCCACGTTCTCCAGATTTCGATTCATATAATGTTTGCCACTCTTTCATAAAGATGCCGATGTCCGGCTTTTCAGTGTAAGCTACTGAGTTGTTAGCTAATGCTCGTTGTTTTTCATCTTCCCACCAAGCGCCATTCTTGGCGTTACGCATACGCTCATCCGTCAGATTCGACAAGGAGATCAGAGCACTGCGTCGTACACCCCCCACTACTACAATCTGAGCAATCTTGCATACTAAGTCATGGCATTCTACGGAGTTTAATCTACGTCCAGCTGCTTTCTGAAATAGCTCGATCGCAAACTGAAAGAGGTCTTGGAGAGGCCTTGGCCCAGAGGCTCGTCCTCCGAAAGTCTTAAGTCTAGCTCCAGCTGGTCTGACTTTACTATAGTCGATTTGTGGAACAAGCCCTGTGTATAGTAATCCGAGAAGTTCTCTAAGAGCCGTTGCCCATCCCTGTTTTGAGTCAGCCACAGTAATAGTTGTCTCTGTGAGTGTGAACTCACTTGCAATTGTAGGTAGTTTTTGGACATATTGTCTTTCTACTGAGAAACCTAAGCCAGTACCATTCATGAGAATAAACATAGCTTCGTCAAAGGCACGAACATCATCAATTGGTAAGTATGAGCAGTTATATCCTGCAATGTTATCACGTTCTAGGGCCGGTCCTGCTGTCATAAGGGCACGCATGGAAGGCATTAGATCTAGATTGTAGATTGCATCGTATACTTCTTTGTATGGGAATGTCTCAGGGAAGCGTTTAGCCCAGAAATCACAGTAACGTGTAACTGTTTCCCCCCAATTTTCACGTCTACCTTGATCAGGGATCCAACGAGCGTAGCGTGATTTGTGAATGTATTGCTGATAGTCGGTTAAGTTGTTACTCATCAAATGGTTCTTCGTCCAGTTCTTTTTCTAATTCATCAGCGAGTTCTTCGATTAGATCTTGGAATCGCTCTACAATATCCTCACTAGTGATTTTAAGGAGCTCTAGTAAGGATACTTCATCTATACGACGTAAACGGTCGAATATATCTACTAAGGTTAGCATTTATACCGATCATCTAGGTCTGGTCGTGTCTTGGTCATGTTAGATAGAAACATCCAGCAACAGCCAAGATGATCAATATGTGGAAGGCCACTTTCTGCGTCAATGTCTTCGCCTCTTTGTAAAGCAGCGAGGTGGCGGAGCATAGCAGCAGTGAGACGACTATAACTAATACCATTTCTCCAATTATGTTCGTCATATTTTTTAGCTCCAAAAGTTAATACCTTGGCAAGACCCTCTAGAGCATCGAAGTCTAGGAGATCCATTCTAGGTTTGTCGTTATCATACTTGAGCCCCCCTTCAGGGATCATGTCTTTAATATCGTTTTCTGTAATCATTTGTTTTGGTAATACGCTACCGCTAGGAGCATTACTCCTACTACTAGTAACATACATCTCCTTAATTTGCTTGTCTAATCGAGGCATGCGCCACGTCTGTTTTAGTTGATCTGCTCCAAGTACCACAGTCAGTGCACTGATATCTTTGATAAGTTCCGCTGATTGTCCTTGCGGTGCCTCGTCGTTGAATAGCTTTTGATCCACAGTTTGGGCAAATGTGTTCATCTTTTCCGTCATAAACATTCCGGTTAGGGTGTGATTTAATCCAAGGAAGAACTTTGTGATATACTTTCTCAAGTAATACAACGTCTTGCTTGTTATACTTTTCCATGATCTTCCATGCATTTGGATCGCCATTCATACAGCGTACCCACAATCCATGACCTTCATGTCCTGTTTTAGAGCCAAGGCCTAGTCGTTGTGCTACATAATCAAGTTTGTTAGAAGGGAAGCGGAAGTTACTACGCATTGTCCGTAATAGGTCAATCTGTTTATATGGAGCTGGAGGAGACATATCATTTAACAAGAACTCCTTGTTGAGTGTTGGCATGTCGAATTTAGTGCCATTGTAGTGAACAACAGCATCTGCTTCGTTGATCATAGTGTAAATCCGCTTAAGCATTTTCTTATCGCTGGATTGATGCACTGAATCGAAGAAGATTTCTTTTTCACCTAACCATTTAGCAGCCCAGCACATTACGTACGAAGACTCTTGTAGTTGGTTAATAGAGACGTTCTGTTGCCATAGCCCCCATACGTGAGCCGTATTGGGGCTTGTTTCAATATCTAGTAATAATATCTTCATTATGCTATTGGTTTAATCCAAGTTATTGGTTCTTTGCTATCTAGTGAATATACTTTGACTGGTTCATGACTCATAAGGTCAACCTGACATGCCCAGTATACAGCGTCTTCTGCGGTACCACCAGCACGCATGATTGCCTCAGCTGCATGGATACCACTACCGATTGCCATAAAGGTACGCACAGGTTCCCATTCAATACCATCATCACTTACCTGTAAACCTTCGTCAGTTAATATCATGAACGAGTTGTCATTGTTTTTTAACTTAGGAGGTACTTTACTTTTAGTACGTAGGTATTGTAGGACTTTTTCACAGTCACCAAAGTGACCGGCACCAGCAAACCAACCATCAGGAATTCGTGAACATTTTTCATCGAAGTACTTTGTGTTAGTATCTGTGTCTGAATACTGGCTGTCTGTGACAATGACTTTACGTCTCCAGTCACCTACAATCGTTGTCATGTTATTGAGTAGCGATTGGTGATGGAGCTGTTTCTTTCTTTGGACGACCACGAGCTAGCATAGTGTCTGCATTAGCCCAACAAGCATCAAACTGAACAGTAGATGGATTTTGGTTTTTGTCGAGTAACGCATCAAGGAATGTATTAGCAAATAAGCTACGCTGACTTACTGATACCCCCTCTTTAAAGCCTTCTAAGAAAGCACCCCGCAAGGCATTGTTCATATCTTGATCTGTTACACGTTGTTCGTGTAGTGTGGCAATTGCCATATTATTGCATCCCTTCTGGTCCTTCGACTACAACAACGCTACGTGTGTCAACGAGTTGTACTCCGTTATTAATTAAGATATCCATAGCCATTTCAAGTAACAGATGTACTTGATTTGTGCTAAGGTTGGCATGGAAGTCTACGCTTCCATCAGCCATTTCGATTATCTGATGTATTTTCATTCTAGCCACTCCTTTGGCAGACCATCACGCAAATCCGACCACATAAAACCAGCTTTAGTTGCCCAATCTCCGTAAGAAGTTTTAGATCCTTTTCTTAATTTAACTCGTGCATTCTGAAAGAAGATATAGAAGGTATGGTCAGGATATTGTTCCTTGACCCATATCATTTTCTTTCTATCTTCAACAGTTAGCTTACCTTTAGTTTCAATGTAAACCTTGTCTTTTACTTTCCAGTCAGGAATGTAAGTTCTTATGGCTTCAGGTTGCTTGAATTTCAGTCGGTCCGGTTCGTACGTTACTGAGTCCGGGATCAGGGTCCTGAACTTCGCTTCGAACTTCGACTTGTAGGCTTGGAGGAACCCAGAGTTCTCCTTGACTTCTTTGGATATAGAGGAGCGCCCCATTTAAGTTAATGTCGTGTGCTTCATTTGTGTAAATCTCTTTCACATAGTTGTACATTTCAACAGCATTAGAGCAATAATCAATTGCATCATGATGGTGTTGCATGAACTTAGGCCATTTCTGTCTTGCTTTGCCGTCATAACCTGGTATATTGTCTGATACGTCTCCTAAGATTAATTGCTTGTAAAAGCTTTTTAATCCTTCAATGGGAGTTACGAACGATCGTTCTTTGGTTACAAAGTTAAAATGATGACCAGAGATCATCTTTAAGTCTTTGTCAATAGAACAGACAACAAAGGACATTGGGTCCTCACAGTCTGTGGCAGCGATACCGATAAGATCGTCTGCTTCACAGCCTTCTGAGATAACCGCATTCCATGTTTCGACAAGGTAATCCCTGCACGCCTGTAGATGCACAGGTTTGGGCTTGTCTTTACGATTGGCTTTGTACTCTGGATAGATGTCATAACGGAAGTTATCCTTGCCCGTCAAAAAGCAACGGTATTCGTTACTTTCTGACTCACGCAGGATATCACGCATCATGTTTTCTATCCGAAGTACAGCAATCTCTTCAGGTTCATGTTCGGCACTAGCAGAACAGCGATATGCAACGATATCACCGTCTATTAGTGCTTGCATCACTCTACAGTAGGCATATCAAACTCTACCATTTCGCTTTCTATTTCTTCGATTGTTGTTTTCTTTTTACCGAAGACGAAGTCCTCAAGTTCTTTTGCGGTGGCAATGACGTCGGATACTTTGAGCGACTTAGCACCCACAGAAAGAATTGCTGTAGCGTTGCTAAGAGACGACTGACGAATGATGTAGACTTGACGTGCTGCACGTTCTTCTGGGGTCTCGTACGTACTACGTGGGGTTGGGCTTGCTGCCTTGCTTCCAGCACTACTTGCTGAGGCTGCTTGACTGCCGTCGGCTTTCTTGGCACTGACGAATTCGTCGTACCCTTTGTCGTTTTTGGCTTCTGTGACTTCAAATGTTTCTCCTGCTTGTGCTTTAGATAAGATTGGGTATACAAACTTCTTGCTAGATACTACGTTACGTGTTGATGTTTTACCATCGCCAGTAAAGTTAATTTTAGCAATTTGGAATGATCCACGATCATCAATAATAACACCGTTAACTGTAATTAACATACTTTCCTTTTTCTAATGATTCATTGTGGGGCCATAGTGGCACTCACATGCTAATGGTATATTTGGTTTAACTCCGAACATCCTCTCAAAGTTTGTCGGCATGTCCGCAAAGCTATCCTCAAATAACTTAATAGTTTTTTCTACTTCTACATCGTCTACATCTACGAGGATACTGTCATGGATAGTTCCAATAAGACGTCCTCTAATTCCTGCTCGCTTAAACCTTTTCGCAAAGCATACTCTGATAATTGCCATGATGTCATGACCGGTTCCTTGTACAGGGTGATTTGTTAGTGTTGTCCATGGAATTGTAAGGTCCCCCCTGAAATCTCGTACCAAGTCAAAGTACCATTCACGTCCTTGAGGCCCAATGATAGGTTTACGTTGACTAACAAGTTGTGCCCAGGCTTTGTGAGTACTATCCAGTCCCTTATACTTGGCGAAGAACTTATCTCCAATAGCTTCCCAAAACTTAATCGAGTTCCCTGCGACGGCGAACTCTGGGTCTTTGGAAAAGGCGTACGCACTTCCACGATAGATAGTTCGAAATAAGTACTTCTTTGCAATAAGTCGGCTAGGAAGGCCAAAAGCTCTTTCGTTTTCGCTGTGAAGGTCCCTGCCTTCGAGGATTTCTTTGATTCCAACAGGGTCTTGAGATAGCCAAACAGCCGTCCACCATTCAAGTGCTTTAGCATCTGCTTGGATTATCATTTCTTACACGTAAGGGCACATGTTGGATGTGCTTCTTTTGGGTGAAATAGTTTATCATAGATATCATGATTAAACATCATAAGTGCATCTTTAAAATCGGAGGCACCGTGAATTGCAATGTATTCACTAAGATTAGACATGACAGTGTGTTCCCAAGACTCCGCTGCTACTAGTGCTAGCTCCTCTGAGATGATCATTGTTTGTTTCAGTTTGCCCATATTCACTCCTTACATAGTTTTGCATCTCCGGAGGCATGTTCTGGAGATTTGGTTTTGTACTGGATAATCTACCAGTCCATGTTGTTACTTGATTGAACTGACCATGAATCTTGTTTTTGGGCCAATGCATTTCGTCATTGATTTTGATGAAGCCTTGATAGAACTCATTGACTTTGGTTAGCTGTGCTAATTTAAGAAGTAGCGGCACTACACCAGTCTTGTCTTTGAGTTTACGAAGTGTGTCTTCATTTGTGGACCAGAGACCTTCTTTCTTTAATTCGGTACCTTTAATAGGTTTAACCAGTCCATCCAGTCGATGAGTTTGTCTATCAATCGAATAACGAGGCTGTCCGAGTTTTCCCCCTGACTTATATAATCCTGCCAGGATACGTCTTTCTTCCTCAATAGTGCCTCCATAGAGATAGGCACTAAGGTGATCAGTGCTATTGAAGTTAACAGGTATATGAGGATATCTAGACCCAAGTTCCGAAGCAATTTTACTGATTTCTTCAGAAAGCTTGTTACTTGCTTCAAGAATTGCGCCAAGGTCGACTGGGATGCCATTGTATTCCATTTCTTCTAAAGTTAGTAAGTCTTCACAACAGAGATGGATTAGACGCCATTGTTGTGGTTTTAAGATACTTAGTTGTTTGTAGTATAATAACAACGTTGTTTTAACGTCATTGATGTTGTATTCCGATAATATGTCCCAAGGAACAGCATCGGTATCAATGCCTTTTTCCCAGTACTCGGTTTTTACTACATCTGTTTTTTGTGGTAGTTCATACTTTTCCAAGCAAGTAGCGAGGCTAGGATACTTAGTACGCTGACGGCTAATAACATACTCAGCAACTTGACAATCAAAGACTCGTTTGTCCAGGGTATCAATGCCGTAGCGACGCAACCAATGAAGGTCGAACTTAATGTTAAATCCAATAAGTAGCTCTGCACTGTTAATGGCTTGTTGTAGTAGTCGTAATCCATCACTATCGGGATGCACGCAATTATGTGTATTGCCATCAGTCCAAGCAACAGAAATAAGTTTGTTAGTACCATCGAATGGATTTCCTTTGTTAGAAGTAGTACACTCTATGTCAATAGAGAGTAGTTTCATTGGCCTGCTGGGTTTGGATTGTAGATTGTAGCTGGTTGTGTACTAAAGGTCACTACAGTGCCCTGTAAGTCACCATTGGCACTATAAACATATGCTATGCCTTGTCCTAAACAACCTGTGCTAATAAGAGTTAATACTAGTAGTAGTTTTTTCATATGTCTGCCTGAAATGTACTAGCTTGGATTTCTGCATAAAGTCTCTCATTTTGTGTATCTTTATAGATTGCATTACATTTTTCAGAGAATACATCAGCGTCTTGTAGGCTTTCAAAGACACCAAGTACATGACCATCTAGTTGAGTTGTATCTGCTCCTTTGTCAAGAGCAAATCGTAATACTACGTAACATGGTGTAAAGCGTTTTTTTGTCATTATGGCATATCCACGTAACGGGCAATACCCGGATTGATTTGGACTTCAATACGTCCATGTCTCATTTCTGGTAATGTGTCAATATCGCCAGTGAGTTTGTTTTTTGAGATATTAAGGAATCTGACATAGTCCCAGCCTTCATCATAGATTTTACCTATGCCTAGAATCCAGTCAGCTTCAGCTTGTTTGGATGTTTTTGCATTAGCAACGTTGTTCATGGTGAGCCACCTCTGGCCGTCACCTGAACCGTCTGCTTGTGTAACACCGATAACAGGACCATATTGTTTGGCTAGTTCACGAGCCCATACGTAGATTTCACCTAATCGGAGATCTTCACGGTCATTCTTGAATCCACGGATTTTATCGATCTGATCAAGGATGATAAGTTCAGGATCAAGTTTGGCACAGAGACGTTCGATGTCGGTAGCTGACATAGATACCCCGTCAACCATCTTAAAACGGTCACCAAGGCGTTTATCGAACTCAGCCTTGGCATGTGGTATATCTCGGAACAACTCTACGTGTGTGAGCCCTAAGGCAGCTTGGTAACAACGTACCATAACCTTGTCACACTGCTCTTCGTTGTTAATCCACAAGACAGGACGTTTGGCTTGTTGAGCCATTCGAGTAGTTTCTGAAGCCAGGAAGGTTGTCTTGCCTGTTTCAGGTCTTGCAAAGATGAAACCAAAGTCACCTTTACGCAGTGAACCAAGAGATTTATTAAGAGAATCGAGTCGCCATCGCAACCCAGGCGTGGCGTATGTTTGTTGATGTAGCGTAGCTAAGTCCGTAGTTGTGAACTCAAATTCATCAGTATCAACAAGTTCTTCGGCAGTTTCTAATTGTTTAACAAGTTTGTTAACATCTTCTATGCCTTTACGTCCCTCACTAGCATCGTAAGATACCAGAGCTAGCTGCGATAATACAGTTTTCTGCTTATACGCTTTAAGCAGATCCGCAACTAACTCCGGTCTTACATGGCAGGACCTAATAGTCTCGAGAACAGCTCTGTGTGTTTTGTCAATCTTTCCAGATGTTTCACAGATGATCTCGAATTCCTCGACAGTAATGTCGGTATCATGTTTGGCATGATAGTTGTCAAGGATGGACAAGAGAGTTGATAGTTCTCGTGTAAGTTGCTTTGGAGCAACATATTTACGATAATCTATCCAAGTTTGTTTAACAAGTAGAGACTTCAATACCTGAAGTTCTATCAAGAGTTCTCCTCTAGATATTTAATGGCTTTTGTTAAGAGTGTTTTATCGTCTTTTAGCAAACCAATAGCAACATTGCAAGCATCACAAAGAAGTCCCCTTACTTTGTTAGTTGTATGGCAATGATCAATACATAGTTTAGTAAGTAATTCAGATTCAGGTGTGTTACATAGCGCACAAGAATTATTGTGTTTTATATGTAGATTATCATAATCTTCTAGTGTTATACCAAACTTTGTTTTTAATCTTGATTTAAGGATAGAGCGTTGTCCTTGGTGTGACAAACGCCATGCTTGTTGAGTAGCTTTATATTTATCGGTTTGCCTATAACGTCTGATTGTTGCATTCGTTTTAGGTTCTATCATATTAAGCTTTATTATTATGTTATTAATATATTATTAATTATTATATATAAATATTATAACATGTATTTTTTAGTTTGTCAAGAAGTATTTGATCTTTTCATCAGTATATTCTTTTGGATCTAAGTTAGTGAATACACACATAGCTTTGAGTCCAATTGATTGACTTCGGTTGACAATATCATGTGCGTTTTTCCACTTGTCTGAGTCTAACCAGACTAGGATACCACCACAAATACCTTTTAAACGCATCAGAAGGGGTGTAGAAGCCTCTGAACCCCATAAGGGCATGGCGTAGCCTTGCCGTGCTATTTTAATGGCGCTAAGGAGGTCTTCTGTAAGGATTAGAACATTCTGCTTTTTACCCAAAGGATACAATAAATCATGGATTTTACCCTGTGATTTGTATTTGCTATGAGCATTTGTAGCAAAATTACGACCTTGATAGGCCATTAATTCTTCACCTTTGTACAATGGATAGATAAGTTGTTCTTTGGAAGGCGACCACAACATTCGATAAAGCATTCGTTCGGTCGGGGTAATTCCGTACTTATCAAGCCAGTTTACAGCGATGTGTGGTAAATTAGCAACACAGTCATGTGGTAATTTAACAACAGTTGTATCAATAGTGTTGTTTTTTGGCACATAATACTTAGAACCTGTTGTATATCCGCAACCAAAACAGTAAGCGGAGCCGTCGTCATAGACGCCAAGGTTGTCTTTAGAGCCACATTTTGGACATCCCTCGTGTTTAACGAAGGTTGCCATTAGTAAATATGTTTACGGATAGGTGATGGGAAGTAGACTTTAGTAGTCTGAGCCTTCTGCTTTTTCGTCGTACGCATTTAAGTCATCTCTTTCTGTATATTCAATATCTTCAGCAATTGTAAGGAAACATTTGTTACACATGTCAATGTAGTCACCTGTTACAACAGCTTTACGAGTTGCCTCGAAGTCAGTTAATACGCAATTACAGGATAAACATCTCATACTATTTCTACTTCTGTCCATGCTGCAAAGTAATAACGTTCTCCATCACTGCCTTTACAAGGAGCATACATACCATCAACGTGTGTGTAGGTATATGTTATAGTTGCATCAGGTACAGGTGCATCTGGGGGGATGTGTACATTTAGATTAGTAATAATAAATTTATCACCA